TCGGCAAACTGCTTGGCGGTGACACCACCGAACCAGTCGTCGCCGACATCGCCATAGATATAAATCTCGGCTTCGGCATTGCCCTTGGCCTGCATGCTGTAGCGATGACCGATATCGCCCACCGGCGCGGCATTGAACACGGGCGGGTTAATGCTTGAAAGTGACGCCATTGATGGCTCCATTCGGCTTGGGTGGCGGGTTGTCTTGATTTGCGTCGACCGCCGCCGCCGCTGGCTGCGGCTGCGGCCCGGCAATCGCGCGTTTGAGCGTCTGTATATTGTTCGATACGAACGAAACGTCGCCGTCGGCGCCGATGCCATTCATGTCTTCGAGCGCGAGGATCTGGTTTAGCGGTACGCCAAGTTCGACTAGGCCCTTATAGAATGCCATCCGGCTGGCATTATCCCCTCGCAGCAGCGCCTGGAGCGACATCTTGGTGTAAAATCCCTGCCGATTGGCTGCACCGAACAGCTTGTAATCTGCCTCTTCCTCGAAGATACGAGCCCAAGGCGTGATGCTGTCGACGACGACTTCGATGGATTGATGTTCAATATTGCTGAAGGTCGCGCGCAGCAGGTGCATGACTTTGTGTGGAGGACACCCAAACCAGCGGCAGATCTCCTCGACCTGATGCTGTCGAGTTTCGATGAACTGCGCTTCCTCCGGCGTGCCGGTGAGCTTTTCGACATCCATATCGGCGTCGAGGTAGACGGTGCGCTGGCCTTTCGGACCCTTGTACAAGGTCCTCATCTCTTCCTTCAGCGCCGCAAGACCTTCGGGCGTCATCGACTTTTTCGATTTGACCGCAAGACTCGGATTCATGCCCTCGCCGAAGAAGGTAGAGCCGAAAATTTCCGTGGCTTGAGCCCAACCTATGGATTGTGCCGCATATTCCACCACATTGTAGCCGACCGGCCCGTCGCCGAAGCCGCGTACATGATACATGTCGCGCGCGGCTAGCACCGTGTTGCCGCCTGAGTTCCAGACCTCATATTCCAGCTCACCGTTTGCCGCACGGCGCGGGCAGACGCGCTCGGGATGGATAGGCCATAGCGCGTAGGGCAGGCCGCGATTGTCCCACTGGATCTCGGCATAGGCATTGCCGCGCAGCAGCGCGTTGCCAAGCATGGCCTCGCGCCAGGAGAACGAACCATAGTCAGCGCAGGGGCGCTTATTCAAAAGCCAGTCGACCGGATGCGATGACGCCACCGTCGCATTGCCGTTTGTATCCTTCATCATCGCATGCCACGGCAGCTGCGCGAATGCCCTAGTAAGATAGCGCACGCAAGCCCAAACTGTGGCATTCTTCAGGGCCGTGTCGGCATCGACATAGACGCCGGCGATCGTGCGGCCGCTATGGACGATCCGCGACGTCGAAGGCTGGTTGCCCCAACCGGTGAAGCGGTTCAGCATATTGCGCACCCAGCTCATGCTGCGGCTTCCTTCTGTGCACGCTGCTGCGCGATCAGTTCATAAACGGACACGTTGTTGCCCTGTGCTTCCGGGTTTCTGCTCATCAGCATGGCTGCGGTGAAGGTCGCGATCAGCGGGTCAATCTTGGCTTTGCCGGACGTCTGCTTTTCGACCACGACGGCATTGCCGCGCTGCACGACCTTGGCGTTGCCGACACTGAAGGCCATCAATGCCTGACCGCCGTGAACGAAGGTTCCGTCCTTGAGCTTGCGCTCCAGGCCCCAGACCGCCGGTGACAACCGAAAGCCCTGGCTGACAGAGACGACCAGCGGCGATTCCATGCCGCGCGCGGCCAGCTCGTCGACGATCGCCGCCACGCCTTGCGGGTCAAAGCCGATGCCGGCAGACTCGGGCAGCAAGCCCGCCTGGTGAATGCGCTCGCAGATCTCGGCGACGCCCATGATATCGGCGGTCGTATCGTCGCAGATCGTGAGCTGCTTCAGGCCATCGAACTCTTCGAGCTTTGGCGCTATATCCTTGCGCAGATCCAGCACGTCGCGCTGACACCAGGCATGGCTCCAATGCAGCCATTTGCGCGTCGTCTTGCAGCGGCCGATGACAGCGAGGCCGAGCAGGTCGTCCAGGCCTCCGCCGTCAACGCCGATAACTGCTACCTCGGACCTGTCTAGCAGGCGATCAAGATTGCGAAGGCTTTCATCCACGCCGGCAAGCCAGTAATGCGCGCCGCGCCATCCGGTGCCGGTGATCGCTATGCCGATCTCGACGTTAAGATGTTGCGAGGCCCACACGGAATAGGCCTCTACGCCCTTGGCCTTGTTCTCCCGGAATTTCGGCAATAGCCGGTCAATGGTGATCGAGCGCCCGAGGTTCGGCAGCACGAGCGGCCAGAATTTCGGGTCTTCCCACGGCTTGCTTTCATCGGCCTGCATCGAGACGGGGAACTCGTAGAGCATCGGCAGCGTTTCGCCGCCCTCATATTCCCCGTCACGGACGGCTCGGGCATGCTCCAGCTCCTGCTTGAAGACACCGGCTGGAGGCTCGTCGGACTGTGTCGTGATGATGATCACGAAACCCTCGGCATTGGCGATAATGCCGCCCTCGATCTGCGTCATCACCTTCTGCGCATAAGCGACCTTGCCCAGCTCATGCAGCTCGTCGATCAAAACGCCGACCGGTTTGGCGCCGGTCATCACCCGATTGTCGAACGACAGGATCTTCAGCTTCGAACCGTTCTTCCGGTCCTCGATCAGCTTCAGGTGATCGCGAGCATGGAAGCGCTTCTTCAGCCAAGGGTCGGCGGCGACCATGCCTGACGCCTGGTCATAGGCGCGGCCGGCGGTTTCCTGCGTCGGGCCGACCAGCAGGAATTCCGCATTCGGACGGCGGTTGCGGAGCAGGGCGGTCATCATGATCGCGGCGCCGTTCGTCGTCTTGGAATTCTTCTTCGGCACCAGCTGGAAGAACTTGCGGACTGTGCGATTGACGACGACGCTACGGTCTTCGTTCAACTCGACGAGGCCGAAGATCGCGCCAACGAAGTCCCGCGCCCATTGCGCCGACACGTCGCGAAGCAGCGGCTTTCCCGGAACGTCAGGCAGCCGCAGCTTGTCGAACACTGTGATTGCTGCGGCAGCCTCGGCCTGGTCGAGCGGAAGATTGTCCGGCAGCGGTGGCTTTCCGGCCTTGATCTTCTCGAACCAGTCGCGGCACGATAGGTCGACCATCGATTAATGCGCCGTATGCGGGATTGCGGATTCCCAATCATCCGGCGGATTGTCCGCCTCGACGCGGGCCTGTTCTTTCTTGCCGAGCTTGGTTTGCTCGCGCTCGACCTTGTCGTCGAAGATATCGCCGATCGCTGCATCGTGACGGCGGAAATATTCCTTCATGGCGGCGACGTTTCCTTCCCGTCCCATCTGCCAGAGCGACAGGAGGCCGATCGCCTCAACCCGATCGCGTGCAACGTCCCTGGCCTTCAGCTCTGAAAAATAATGCCTCTTCAGCGTCGGCCTGGTAATGCCGAGCGCGCCGGCTATCCGAGCATCGGGCCAGCCTTGCGCTAGCAACAATATGATTTTGTTGCGGTTTTGCTGGCTCGGGATATGCGGCGGCCTTCCCCTCTTGCCGAAGTTCGGCGGAATGGGATCACCCAACAGGTCGAAAGCCGTTCCAAAATCTTCCATGACGAAAAAAAACCTGCGAATGAGGGGGACGCGGGTCCCTAGGGGCCGGCGGTTCCAGACTTTTGACCCCCCCTCCCGGCCGGTCGATCGGCTGGCCGAGGGGAGGGGATGGGGTCACCATTGACCCGCGTTCGACCGCTCCAGCTTCTGCTTGCGGCTATCGTGGCAGGCCTTGCAAAGGCATTGCAGGTTCGCCGGGTTCCAGAACAGACGCTCATCACCACGATGCGGGATGACATGGTCGCAGACGAGCTGCGAGGTGTCAGGCTCGATGCATCCGCATCCTTCCATCTGGCATGTGAAGAGATCGCGCGTCAGGATCTCCAAGCGCAGCTTGCGCCAGCGTGCGGTCTTGTACCAGGCGCGCCACTTGATCTGCTTGTCCCTGGTCCTGAAGCGCTCGGCCTCAGCCTGCTCGCGCGGCAATGCAGCAAGCCTGTTACCCAAAGGCGTCAGTCTCGGCTTGATCGCTGTTAGCCTGCCCATACCCTACAACGAAGAAAGGCGACCCACCGGCCGCCTTCTGTCCTCGTCGAATTCGCATGGCTTGCGCACTGGCCCTGAATCGGTGCCTCGCCGGGGAGGCTGTCAGGGCGGGGTCTGACCGGGTACCCACCTGGAGGCTTTCGCCTCGCTTCGCCAAGAGTCCTGCCTTGACGTCAAAGGTTTCCACTGAGATCTCAGATCATCCGCAAGCAATGACTCTCACAGTTTTTCGACGAACGCAAGCGGCATG